GCATCGCATCCCTGCATCCCTGCATCGCATCCCTGCATCCCTGCATCGCTGCATCGCATTGTCTCATTTTGAGACGGTGGGTGGTTTTAACTTCAAAGTGTAAGTTTGTTCACCCCCAGAAAAAGCCGGGGGTGGTTCATACACAATCATCAATATATATAATTATGTATCAGCCAATCCATCCTTATTGGCCCCTTCGACCCGCGTGACCCTGCACAGCACACATTTGAATTTATTTTTCGTCATCATGTAAAAAATCTTCGTCCCGCATGTTTTGCATACGTTTGAGTCTATCACGACTGTCTCTGACGATGTTTTGTCTTGTTTGGTCATCTGTACTCCTCCAAGTCCGCAAGTCCCGTATACACATACCACAGCCCACACAAATGCCACTCTCGTTCAAGGCACATATTCTTACACACGGAGATTTAATCATAGATATTCCTGTTAGTATATACCGAGTACGTTTATACCATAGAAGTATGATACAAGGTGATGTTTGTGAGCGGCCCGTCTTTATTTCCTTGCGGCTTCTATGGTCCAAGTTACTCGCCAGTATTGCTTGGGTTTGTTTTGCTTTGCAGGCCCACGAATTCTCGTTTATTCGCATACCAACTCACATCTCTCATTCTGGTAAGACTGTTTTACTTCACCAATTGCCAGTTTTATTATTTGAACTTGAGTCGTAGTACTTTATCACCATTACTACACTCTATAATACTTAATTAATTAGCTAATACCAAATAAATTTTTAGATTTTTGTACGTTTAGTGTATATAATTATGTAACGAGGGAGAAAAAATGAAGAAAAAACTAACAAATATTTGTAAAAGCTCACTATGCTGTCGAGCAACGGCCAGTCTAAAGGCGGCTGTCAACGAGGATCTAGATAAGCCTGATAAGAGTCTAGGGGAACTATTGGATGAGAAAAAGGATGACGGCGACGACGTTCGCAACGACGGCAGCGATAGCGGTCAAAAATAGCGAAGATCTGGAAATACTAGGGGTAGAATACTTAAAGGGGACCAAAAGTGTTCTCGGCAAAGCCCAAGTCATTCCAGAAGATATCTGCATAACTAAACGTTTTAAAAAAGAAGAGAATTTCTTTTACACGGCCACTCTTTATTCGGGCAATCAAATAGACACCCAAGAAGTGGGCGTCGGTGAATTATACTCCAAGGGGCGGGGTAAAAATCGGAAATTCTATCTCAGGCGGGAAAAATCCCTCTATATTATTACTAGCAAGTCTCAAAATAAGACGCGCGGTGAGATTCACGAGTTTAAGGGCGGGCAAACCATCATTATTGAGACCTACATACCACAACTCTTTAATGATTTATTTGTTAAGCCCTTCAGTATACCGTGTAGTATAGATGCCCACTTACCAACCATAGTAGAACTACAAGAAAACTGTCTTGTAGGAAGATTAGATGATATAATACAATCTATAGACAAATATGAATTGTGGTCTATACTTACTAGTGGAAAATGCCCGTCTAAGCCCGTCAAAGGTAGCATAAGGTACAATGATGAGGCCACTTGCTTTGAAGGCTATGACGGTGACAGGTGGCGCTCATTATTATGGGGTGATGAATGAAGATACCAGACGGCAAAACTCAAGAAGAAGTATTAGAGGTTATACAAAAGGTTTGTAATAGATCTGCACCTAAATATACTTTTTACGGTTATACTGTCGATGATATACGTCAAGAAGCATTTATCATATGCTTAGAGGCTCTAGAAAGATATGACCCTAAACACCCTTTAGAAAACTTTCTGGCCGTCAATCTTGTCAACAGGCTTAAAAACTTTGTGAGGGACAATTACGTAACGGCCAATACAAACGAACAAAAAGTAAAGATATTCCAGCCTGCCCAACTCAACAATGCTAATTCCATACAAAACTGGTTTGAAATCCAGTCTATGTTTATTGACGATATAGATAAACAGGAAATGCTGGACATTATTGACCGAAATCTTCCCGCTAGAATGAGGTTGGACTACCTTAAAATGTCCAATAATATATATGTACCCAAAAGCCGTACTATTGAAATACTAGAGGAAATACAATATATACTTGAGGAGTACGGATATTATGAAGAAGGGTAGAATATCCAAAGAGGAAGAGAGATATATAAAAGCTAATATAAATAAGGGCTATAAAGCCATAGCTGATGATATAGATCGAGATCCAGAAAGTCTTTTGGAATTTATACGTAAAAAAGTTGCTAAGGGCGATATAAAATGCCCGTCTTGGATGGAGACTGAAAGTCCAGAAGAACAAGCGCAGTATGGTCTAACCGTCAGGCCGTATTGGGCCGAATTACAAAAGCAATTTACAGAAGACGAGCTAAAGCTGTTTAAATACCACTGGGCTAGAATCATCTCTCAGTTTAAAGACGATGTTATCCCAACGGAAGAAATGCAGGTGGTTGACCTGATTAAGCTGGAACTACTAATGAATAGATCATTAGAAAGTACTAAACAGAACGTTCAACAGATCTCAGACGCTGAGAGCGAGATTGAGAAGCAGAAGCAGCTTAGTATTGAACATCAGGACATAGAAAAGATAATGGGCTTAGAACGGCTTGTAGCGACTCTCAGGGCATCTATGGAGTCACTCAATAAAGACTACCGGGAATTGCAGACCAAGAAAAACTCTATGCTAAAAGAAATGAAGGCGACTAGAGAGCAGCGTGTTAAGAGACTAGAAGATAGTAAACATAATTTCAGTAGTTGGCTTGCTCACTTAGCTAATAACCCAGACTTAACAAAAGAGTATGGGGCCACGATGGAGAAAATGAGACTGGCAATGGAACAGGAAAAGAAAAGATTATCGGTTTTTCATAAATATACAGATGAGTCTGTAGATCAACCCTTCCTTACGCCGGATACGGTTAAAGATGCATAGTGTTAGTTGTGTATGTTTGACATATAGAAGAACTGAATTACTTGGGGAATCTATTGAGTCTTTTTTAAGACAAGATTTTCAAGGTAAAAAAGAGTTAATTATTTTAAACGATGAGCCAGAACAAGAAATTGTATTTGATCATCCAGACGTATTAGTTGTAAATTTAAAAAAAAGATTGCCAACTGTAGGAGAAAAGAGAGATTTTGCAATAAATATTAGCAACAATGATTATATTTTTCCTTGGGATGACGATGATGTAATGCTACCAAATAGAATTTCACACTCTATGAGGAATGTCGAAGAATCTAATTTAGATGCATACAAATTATCAGCCTGCTTTACGCTCAACGGAGATAAGGTTGTTGACCACATTTCATTTCATGGTGGATTATACGGATCGTGTTGCTTCTCAAGAGAAAAGTATGAACAAACAGACGGACACCCCAAATTGAACACCGGAGAAGATTCTGGATTTGAAAGTAGATTATACTCTATTAAGGGAATTAAAAATAAAAACGATTGTTCAGCTAAATTAGTTGATGATATATATTATATTTATAGATGGGGTGGAGTTAGATATCATGTAAGTACATTAAACAACGAAAAGGCACTACAACTGATTAATGAAAGAACAAAAGATTTTAAAAAGGGTAAAATAGAAATTAAATCCTATTGGAAGCATAATTATGTGGATATGTGCAAAAAAGTTGTAGAAAAGTATAAGACGAATAATTAATCGTGGTTTTTAAATAGAAGCGGGCGACTTTAAGTTTCGCGGAATTTTTAGGATCTGGAACAAGATAGAACACAAATATATAAATATATGTATTTCTCAGTGAGAAATTTTTAAGACAGAAAGGAAAAATAATGAAAACTGCAATAGTTTTTGGTGTTACTGGTCAGGACGGTAGCCACTTGGCGGATCTCTTACTAGAGAAACAATATAAAGTCTACGGTGCCGCCAGAAGAACAAGTACTGACAATACCTGTAGAATATCGCATTTATTAGATAATGAAAACTTCAAACTTATTGAATGTGATATAACAGACCAATCTAGTATTCTAAAAGCTTTATCAATAAACGGAAATATTGACGAGGTATACAATTTAGCTGCGCAGTCTCACGTTGCCGTTTCATTTAATCAACCGGGATTGACTTGGGATATAACAGGAAAAGGCTGCCTAAATATATTACAATCTATAATTGATTTAAAAATGATGAACACAAGATTTTATCAAGCTAGCTCTAGTGAAATGTTTGGTAGTAATTACGACGAAAGAAAGTCTGACGGAGACTTCGACGATAAACTACCAGTTGAAAAATACCAAAACGAAGAAACGAAATTTTTACCACAAAGCCCATACGCTATAGCTAAATGCGCAGCGCATTATATGACTAGGTTATACCGAGAAGGTTATGGACTACATGCTAGCGCAGGTATCCTGTTTAATCACGAAGGACCACGTAGAGGTGAAAAATTCGTAACAAGAAAAATTACAAAATGGATTGGCGAGTTTGTTAAAAGCGGAAAAAGTAAAGACTTTCCACAATTACGACTAGGCAATCTAGAAGCATTTAGGGATTGGGGATATGCTGGTGACTACTGCGAAGCTATGTGGCTAATGCTACAACAGGATTGTCCAGACGATTATGTGATATGTACTGGAGAAACCCATACTATTAAACAATTTTTAGATGTTGCGTTTAAAGAAATCGAAATAGAAGACTGGTCTAACTACGTAGTACAAGACCCAGAATTTTACAGACCTGCCGAAGTAGACTATCTACGTGGAGATGCAAGTAAAGCAAACAGTAAACTAGGATGGAAACCTAAACATTCGTTTGAAGATTTAGCAAAAATGATGGTGAAACATGACATCGAGAGACTACAATGATCCAGTTTATAAAGACTGGAGAATAAAAGTATATAAAAGAGATAAGTTTTGCTGCCAAATGCCGGGCTGCAAGGCTAAAAAAAGACTTAACGCTCATCATATTAGAAAATGGGCGAGTGCTTCGACTTTGAGATTCGATGTTGATAACGGGATAACATTATGTTACTACTGCCATAAACTAGTAACTGGAAAAGAAGTACATTATGAAACCTTATTTCAACATATAGTGAGAAAGAACAGTGCCTAAAATTAGACCATTTACAATTATAAAAGATACTAGAGAAAAACAGGGCTACACATTTGAAGCCGCTAGAACTAAATATCATGTATGTAAAGGTATGGTTCTAAGAAAGTTAGACACTGGTGATTATAGCATAGAAGGTCTTGAAGACAAGATATGTATAGAAAGAAAGGCTAGTGTTGTAGAGCTTGCTAATAATGTTGGAATAAGCAGGAAAAGATTTCTTGCAGAAATTGAAAGAATGAAAGAGTTTCCCCATAAGTTCTTAGTATTAGAATTTTCTCTTACGGATCTAATGGATTTTCCAGAAGGTTCTGATGTACCGGAAAGCGAAATAGATAAACTAAAAGTAACAAATAAATATATGTTGAGGTTCCTCATGGAACTACAAATTAATCATAATGTTAATGTTATATTTTGCGACTGCAAAAAGAACGCTAAATGGACCGTTCTCAGTATATTAAAACGGATTAACGAAAAATATAGTATGGAGTAGTTATGACAACAAACAGGGATACCGTTGGTGAGATTCATGCTTACAATATAGATGTAAAAAATAGGGAGGTCTACATAAACGAGTTTGACGACTCAGGAGAGACTGGCGGTGTTGACCATAGAATGTTGCAGAACTTTATTAAAAACATAAATATATTAAAAAATTTAAACAAAGAGCCAATAACTATCCACATGCAGACTGTGGGTGGTTGTTGGTATTCAGGGATGGGAATCTATGACTCCATTAGAAATTGTAAGTGCAAAACTACTTTCGTTGGCTATGGTCAGTTATTGAAATAAGTGGCTATTACCTTAGCTCTCAGAATCTAGCGCGATTTGAAAAAGAGGCTGGAGACAAAATGGTTTCCATATACGCTGAGAGGTGTCATAAGACGGGACAATTTTTCAAACAAAGTGAATACAGCTTGTCGAAAACAAAAGCATACATAAAAAGGAAACTAAATGGCGGCGATTGGTACATGACTTCTGAAGAAGCAATATACTATGGATTTGCTGACGGTATACATAAATGAATAAGAATTTAAAAAACATAGATGAAGCTTGGCTTAATTTAGATGGTATAGATAAGAAAAATCTAATCAACCCCTTTGACATAGTTAACTTAAATGATGACGACTATCATTATAGATTAATATGGCTAATGACAAGACCAGAGTATTTTTCCTTCTTGTGTAAACATGTATTTAATATTAATATAT